ATATTTTCAAGAAAATGGACTATTCAACCCAAGATTCCGAAACGTATATTCCGACACAGACTTCACCTTCCGTTAGCGACTTGGTGCGCCGCTGTAATAACATCGCGAGGGTCAATCTTTTTATCCTGGCTATATCCGGTCGGAAAACAAAGAACCCAAGACCTAAGTTCGGGCGGCGTTACGATGGCAGGCGAGTTGAGAACGATCTGCCGGTCGATGTCCTTGCCTTCTGGGAAAAGTCCGTAAACGTAATCACTCCAGCCTAGCGGACTCGCACAAAAGTCTTCGTGCAAGTCGGGCCAAATTTGCAAGTTGATGATGCGGTGAAATCCGCTGTGATCGTTCTGCGGATAAAGCGGTTTACAATAGTCCACCATCTCGAAAAGGCCATGATATTCGGGTAGGCATTCAAACCAAACGTTGTGTCCCTGATCCGCGAAATACTTAGCTATCGGTAAGCATCGTGCGATGTCTCCTAGACGCAAGTGATAAACGATTAGGATGTTCAAAACGTATAATATTGTTCCGCCGTTTTCCCTGCTACCCAGCCGTGAAACCCAAATGATCTATCCGGCCCAGCCGTATTTTCTTCGATGTAATGCTCCCAAGAAAATGCCGATGCTACGTCCACCGGAGCGTATTTGATGCCGTTATCGCGGAAGCCTTGCTCCATCGTGCGGCACAAAAAGACATCCCCAGCCTCGCCCCTCCAAAGTGCCTCGGCCTTTGCTGCCATTTGCAAGAATTTCTGGCTCTGGAGCGTGAAGCCGGTATTTCCGACGCGATGTCCCACGTTCCAGAACGCAGGCCACGGAGCGCCGATCATGTCGTATTCAAGCCATGAATCTTGCCACAAGTGCGGATTGGCAATAAATCCATCATGCGTGCAAATAAGCGCGTGCGAAGTGTCGAAATAGTCGGCAAAGTGACCGAGTTCCCAGTGCATCGCTTGTTGGTAGTTGCAATCCTCGGAGATATAAACGGCGTCTCCGAATCCGCCCAATCCGCAAAGGTGGTTGAACAATTTTTCGCTTTGTTCGTGCCTTGCCTTTACGCCTTCAAACACGATCAATGTTACGTCTTTATTCATGGCCTAATTTGTCCTCCCAAGGAAACCGGCTCGCACTAGATTCAATTCCAAGTTTCGAATAATAGATGGATCGGAAGCGATGAGCTAGCTCCCTCGCCTCGTCGCGCTCGCGTAAAGCAATCGAAAGTGGTGTACCTCCAGCGTGGTTTGTTGCCCCTTCCAGTTTTTGGATGCGCTCTGCTTGCCGTTGGATTTTCTTTTCCGCTTCGTTGCGCTTGCGCTTTATTATTCGGTTTTCATCCATTAAATTGAGTCCATGTTTTGTGAGATTTTCAACCATCTCCCTCGCCTCGTCGCGCTCGCGCTCCAGCCTTGAAATCACTTTCATAGCAAGGTCTCGCTGGTCTTGCATATTATCTAAATCGTTCCTCGCCTCGTCGCGCTCGCGTTCCATCTTACGACTGTGTTCCCACAAAATCGGATGCGAGTGCGTTGCCGCTTTCCCTAATTGAACTTCAAGATGATCTGTCTCTGGTGTGTCACTCATTTCGGGTGGAGTTCTTCAAAGATTGCCTTTGCCCTTTCATACTCAGCCGGATCGTTTCCGCGCTCGTATGTAGCATCAAGCGGACGATCCTCGAAAAACGGGTGATGATGAACGATGTTAATGTCACGAGCATCAACAATCGCCCCATTTTTCGCGGCACGAAAGGTGAAGTCTGTGTCGGAATATACGTTTCGGAATCTTGGGTTGAATAGTCCATTTTCTTGAAAATATTTACACGTTAAGATCGCCATGCAAAGTAAATCGTCTTTTCTATATCCGTCCGAGATACGAAGCACCTGCGGTTTTGAAATATCGAGACGTTTTTCTATCATTTCGTCCCACCCTGGAGGGCACTCCCAATCGTCTGAAAGTTGAATAATGATGTCGCCGGTCGCTTGCGCGGCTCCGAGATTCCAAGCTCCGACGGAAAAACCACCCTCTTTTTGCGTCACAGATCGAAAACGTTTTAGAACGTCTGCCGTGGCGTCGTCGTGATCGACCGCAAAGATATGCTCCACGCGTTCTGGGTGCGTTGCGCGGGAAAGCCATAGCGTCATACATTGCGCGGCCTGCACTGGCCTTCCTCGCGTTGCGTGGACGAGTGAAATCTTAGGCTTGTTCGATCCAGCCAAAGTATCGCGTTCGATCTCTTCAGCGTCTTCATTGCGCCCAAGAAGTCGTAGCGTCCAAGCGTAGAGTTGATCGCCCTTCCACCCATACCATTCTTTCCGATGTGTCCATTGTGGGAATTTTGGAATCGGTATTTTTAGCATTTCTTCCACTACTTTCAGCGCATCTTGATATTTTTTATCATCAAGAAGAATGCTTGCCTCAAGTCCGTAGGCTTCGCGGCGGTTTGGCTCAAGTGCCTTTGCCTTGCGTGCTAGGTTTAACGATGTCTCGCCAGATGTCAGGTTAGCACAATTTAACAATACTTCGTAGCGATTAACGCCGTCGAGATCTGTCAAAGCTAATGCTTCTGACCCATATTTTGCGGCTAGTTCTTTATTACCGGCAATGAAGTTCTCGTAATGCAAATAAAATTTAAAGTGAGAAGTCATGCGGTCTTGATGCATTAGAATGCGACGGTTTCGCTCGCTGCTGTTTCTGTGGCCTAGAGGCGGTTGGTGTATGATTTCAAGATCGCGGCGCATATAGACCTGCACGTCCTTTGTCGGTTGCGCGTTTTCGTGAACCGGCCGATGCCACCATGCAGTCTGGTAACGAAAGAAACGCTCCCTCGGTGCGCGTTTGCCTTGTTCGGGAATGACGTAGTCGGTCAATATCCAATCCTGTTCTTGTGGGCATTCTTCAAGCGCGGCCAACGTAGGCGTGACCATGTGCGGTTCAATAATATCGTCACAATCTGCCCACATCACCCATCCGTCTTTTCCTGCAAGATCGTAAGCCTTAGCGAATGCTTTATTCCGAGCCTCTCCGAAATTGTCCAAATGCTCCCAGTCTGCGACTAGCGGCGAGTTGAAATATTCGTCAACATGACAGCCTAGCTCTTTTGCAATTTCGAGAGTGCGATCTGGCTTGAGTGCTCCGATTGCGCGGACGATAACAATCTCATCACAGATTTGCTTGAGTGACTTAACGCATCGCTCGATGCGCGGTTCTTCGTTGCCGCAAATTAAGCCTGCGACTAGCTTCTGTTTTTGTTTCATGTTTACTCTTGAAGTATATGTCAACAAAAACAAAAAAGCCACCCCTTTCGAGGTGGCTTTTCCGATGCTACTTGCGGGGAATCTTATGCGAATCCTGTTGTGATGCGGATGATGCTCGATCCGTCGATGACTTTCTCGGCGCTGTTCTGACGAACACGGAGAACGTCGGCGCGGCGAGCCTCGTCACGATAGGTTTCGGAAACGAATGGCACGGGGCTGTCAGCGGCCCATACAATCGTGCGACCGAATCCACCACCAGAGAAGTCACCACCAACCGTGTTGGCGAGTGCCATGTAGGTGTTGCTCCAGATGAACCCACCGGAATACACTTGGCCTTTTTTGGCTGTGTTTTTAGGTGCGCGGCCTACGAGAACGCGGTCTACTCCGACAGCGGCGGCAACTTCGCCTTCGCTCAAGAGACGGCTCTGGTCGGAAGGAACAATGCCGAAGAATTGATTCTGCACTTTAGCGGAGCGACGGATGCGCTCGAATACTGGCATGGACATGATCAAGGTGTTAGCAAGAACGCCGTATTTGGCGAGTTCGAGCTTGGCTTGAGCCACGTCACCGGGAACGTCGAAGCTGGTGATGTTCGCTTCTGTATATGCTGCTGTTGCGGAAATCGCGGTCAGTCCGTTAGCGGCGAATGCTGCGGAAGCAACACGAGCCTCGTGGCTGATTTGGATTTGGCGGAGGAGCATCGAAGCGATGTTCACTTCAGTGTCGAAGAATCTGTCGAGATCGCGGCGGTTGGAGTCAGGAAGAACTTCCTCAAGACCGTACTCGATCGCGTCGAACGAGTCGCTCGTGAACCGGCGGCTTGTGCGGGGATATCCAGCACCAGCGGCGATCTTGAGCGCGTCGTCGTTGAGGGCTTCGGAGTCGCCAAGGTTCAACTTCAGATATGCGCCGGAGCGAACGTCTGAAGAGAACACTGGCATGACTTCGCTGCCGATGAACAAATTGTTTTTGTTGGAAAGACCTTCAAAAACGGCCTGCGCAATATCTGCGCGAATGGTTGTGTATGAGAGTGCCATAGTAGTGTTAAATTATTGGTTGAATTTAGGAACGTATTCCACGATGTCACCGGCTACGCCGCTGTTGATCGCGATGCCGAGAGTCGCGGCGCTGGCTGCGAGGCTTCCGACGATGGTTCCGTTCGTCACAGCGAAGACCGAGCTGCCTGCGGTAACGATACCGGCGGCGGCTACGATGCCGAATTGTGAAGGGAAGAAAAGTTTGACAGCGCCTTGAGCACCAGCGGCGACGTCATTCTGGACGACTCCGATGGCATTAGCGCCGGTTGATGCGGCTTGCGCCGCGTTGTCGCCCGAAATGTTGACGAGCGTATTCGCTGTGATAGCGGATGCGAAGGCGAAGCTCCGAATACCGTTGTCGTTTTGTGTTGCCATAAATTAGGTTGGATTAAAAGTTGAGTTGGTTGTTGTCGCGTGCTTCGATGTAGGCTTCGCGGTGGTTACGCATTGCGAAGCGGATAGCTTCGGTGCGGCTGCCGAGTTCCTCGGTCTTCTGGGTGATGATCGCTTTCAGGTCGAATTTCTCTTCGACTTTCTCCTCAGCAACGACAGACGCCTTTACTGGAGCGGCTCCGAAGTTCGAGATGATCGTGTCGAGCTTGGCTTCGAGCTTGGAAATTGCGCTGAGTTCAGCGGCCATCTCTTCTTTCATAGGCTCGGCTGCTGGAGCTTCGGCTGGAATCATTGCTTCCATTTTTGTTTTGATCATTCCGAAGGCTTCTTCAAGAGCGCTCATGCGCTTGGAAAGATCAACTATTGTTACTTCGGATTCTCCCGAATCTTCGGGCATTTCTGGTGTTGCGGTATCTTCGGGCATTTGTTGGAAAAATTTGTCAACTTGCTTTGCTGTAAAACTGAAAAGCCCTGTCGCATTTGCGGCGGGTGTTTGAACGAGATCGGCGCTGTAAAGCTCGGTGCAGCTCGCGAAGTCCATCCCATTCACTTCACGGATCGGGCCGCTGAAAGCGATGCTGATCCCGAACGTGTCGGGGAGCTTGCTTGAAATCTCCAAGACGTAATCACGCATGGGAGATGTTTGAAGAAGGTTGAGATCGCCCAAGAGTTGCGATCCGACGATGCGGAAATTGTTTACGAAGCCGACGATGTCCTTAATGCCTGCGCCGTGGTCTAGGTTGACCTTGACGCCGCCCTTGTATGACTCAGCGCACGCTTTGACTTCCATCAAAGTCTGCTCGTCAACATAAAGCCCGTGGCCCTTTGCTTCGCCGATTGAAATAATTGAAACGCCTTCGATGACATCCATGCGAAGGCGCAGATGTCAAATGCTGTCCATCAATTCCATCGCCGCTTGTGCCATTAAATAAACTTCCAACTCGTTCTCTTCTTCGCATCCAACAACGTCGAACGTAGATGAAATCGAGATGCCTGCGCGGCCCGTGCCAGCATGGTTCCGGTTGCCTTTTGCTGTCGTGCTCGCGCTGATCGAAAGCGCGGCGTCCGACGTGCGAGAATTAAATGCGCTCCCTGTTACATTTATCCGCGTTCCTGCGCTGATATCGACGTTGCCCACTGAATATCTAAGTCGGTTTCCGAGAGCGTAGAGCGTAACCCTTCGCTCGTCCCGCTTTCCGCCACCGCCAGGAAGATCGGTCGGAGCGATAGGAACTGGCGGAATTACCGAAACGAACAATAAACCCTGAACGCCGATGGATAGCGGCGTCGGGCTTGGCAGTAAGCCCTGCGTAGCGATGAGCAGGGAAGCGATCATGCGTTAGACTCGCGTGACTATCGTGCTCGTAGTTCCGTCGCCGGTGATCGCCTGCGTGATCGCTCCCGCCGAGCGTAGCGTTGGCGTAACGGTCAAAGCATTTGCAATATCTAAGCCGTGGATTGCGTGGATCTCTCCGATCTCGGTTAGTTCCGGCGTGAGTTCTGTTCTCACGTTTGCGGCGGTCAATGTTGAGCGGCTTGAAATTGTTGCATCGATGTTGGTTTTAAGAAGCGTGCCGATTGTGCTGCTTGCTGTGATTGCTGAGAGTAAATGATCCCACACGCTCGCAGGCGTGAGTGCTGCGGTGCCGGTGGTGTTATCGACTGGGACGCCGAATGCAACGCTGGCGGCTGCTGGAATATATGCCGATCCGGTCAATGCTCCGCTTGCGTAGCTTGTTCCAAAGCGCACGTCCGTTATCGCAGGCATTTGGCCTTGCGTTGCATCCACTAAAGTTTTCGAACCAGCCGTATCGCAATAATTGAATTTTGCTACGTTATTTGTGAGTTTTTTTAAACGTATTCCTGCTCCGCTTGTTGGCGACATCCCCAATGTTCCATATTCCAACTCTTCAACCCCAACAACTCCAAGCGCAGAATTTGAAACCCCAACGGCTGCGGAAAGTCCTACCGACCCAGGCCCATAGCCATTTCCAACAACTCTGGTTGCTATTATTGTTCCAGCAGAATTATTGGATGCACCAGCTTCGACTGAACCTCCAATTATGGTTCCAGTCACATTAACTACTCCCGTCGATATGTTAAAAATTCCCACAGCCCCGCCTCCAGTTCCACCTATTACAATTCCAGTAATGTTAATTGTCCCAGCCGAAGAATTTCTACACCCCTCGCCTACGCTCCCACCAGTTACATTTCCAGTTACGTTAATGGTTCCAGTCGATGTGTTCCCAGCTCCGTTTGATTGAGTCGATGCACTCCCTCCCAATATATTTCCCGTTATTGTAAGCGTCCCCGTGGAGGAATTTAATGCTCCCCTTGCTCCACTCGCTGATCCCCCTGTGCAGTTTCCAACGATGGATGCAGTAGAGGGAGATGCCGAAGAAAATGTGATGCACGGGCTTACCGATGACCCGGCCAACGAGTTTGCTGTTAAGGTCACGCCATTGGAAAGCGTGAATGTCCCGCCTGCTGTTGCTCCGCCCGTTGTATCATTGCGAACCTCAAGACACGTTGCCGAGGCCGTAACAGCTACAGCGCGGTTGTTTGCAACTGCCGTATCGCCAGCAATAGGAGGGCCAAACCCAGCCGCTCCGGCTGGAGTCGTTGACCAGGTGCTTGTCGCGTTAAAGTTTCCTGCTGCTACAGCGTAATAGGTCGCCATTTTTTACAGACCCTTCGCGTAGATAAATTCTTGAATGCTCGCTGAAATTTGAGCAACGGCTGTCTTTGTAGGTTGATCAACATTTTCAACGCTACCGAGCGCCATCGAGCGAGCGTAGTCATTTGCAAGTATGACTTGTCCATCTGCAATGCGCGTAGGAACAAGACGCATCGCCACATTGGCGTCTTCGCTTGCGTCGGGATTCACAACGGACGTGATCGCGAGATTGATTGTGTAAATGTCGTAGGTTTCTCCGTCGATGATAATTGGGTTTGTCGGTTTCATATTTAAGCGAGTAAAATCAATGCGTTGTTTTCGGTTGGCTTCGGAAATTTAAGTTCAAATGCGCCTTCAAAGACGTGGCGCTCTCCGCCTAGGTTAAGAACGCATAAGGTTGCGTTACCCTTGCTGGCGTTGTAGACCATCGCACCCGATACGCTGAATGTTGCATTTTTTAGTTCAACATCATCGAATGTCATAAAAGCATTTTTCCCGATGCTGCCGGTCTTGAACCCTTTGAGCTTGACGCCGCCAGCCTTGTAGCCCTTGCCTTTGATCTCGCCTTCGGTAACGTAGGCTTTCGTTTGCGGCCCGACCTTGGCCGATGCCGAATAGAATGCAATGCGGTAGTCGTCTCCAGGTTGATGGACGCCTGAGATCAGCGCCCGTTTAGCTTCAAGTGCGATGCCTTGTGTTATCATTTATTTTTTCTCCCATTGTGTAGAGCAAACGGCAACGCGCTGGCTCTCGTCTGGATATTCGCTCGACATTGTTCCGCTCACCATGCAGCGGCCTATGAAGTCGTCTTGCTCTTCGTCTTTTTCTGGCGTTGGCATAACGAGTTCGTGCTTTGCCTCAAGTGCTGAAATGCGTCCGAAAGAATCGCGAACGGCGAGCGTGACCTTCTTGGTTTCCGGTGCGGATGCCTGCATTCCTTTGACTTTGTCAGCGGCCCAAGTCTGCCCTGCGTCTCCGCCCCACAATGCCCATGCAATGCGGCCTGCGGATGGGAAGCCGTCTTCGCCTTGTTGAAAACCCTGTCCCTTTTTATCAACTTCGTGCCGTGAAAAAAACGAGTGCATTCGCTTGACGGTATCGTCGGACAAGTTCTTGCCGTTGCTAATGTCGCGAGCGCGTGCAACTCCTACCGCTGTCCCGCCTCGATTGTATTCTTCGCGCCACTTTAAGCCCTTTAGCGCCTCTTCTACCATGCCCTTGCTTGGCTTGTTCTCGTCTGAGAGATCGGTTTGCTTTGGTTGATCTTGTGGTGGCTCAGTTTGCGGCTCTTCTTGCGCGATAGGCGCGGCGATAGGTGCGGCAACCGGAGCGGCAGCTTGAATGGGAATGATAGAATCTGAAATGTATTCGGATGGAATATCCATCTCGGTTCCAAGCGCGACGATCATCGCGGCCTCCTTCGCTCTTGCGCGAAGTGCTTCTTCGTAGTCCTCGCCCATGTCGGAGTAAATTTGTCCTGCTGTCTTCAAGCCAGCTTTCCAAAGCTCGATGTCTGCGCGTGCTTCGCGTCCGTAATCAATCGAAACCTTGGCAGGCCAGCACCAGCGGCCATCGAGCAAGTATTCGGAATCTGGAATGAGTCCGCGAGATGCGGCGTCGAGAAGGATAACATTCTTGATGCGGTTGAGAAATTGACCTTCCAAGAGTCCACGCCACCGAAGGAACGTTCTCTCGGCCATCGCCGCCTCCATCCTTGCCATTGGCCCCGACTTGTCGGCGTCGAATGCGAAGCCGTAAGGCAAGCCGACTGCCATGCAAATGTGCGCCTGCACCAAGCGAATGAACTCTCCGAATGCTCCGGTCGGACGATCCGACTTGAACATTTCCATCTTCTCGCCTGCGCTCAAATAGTTGACCGTTCCCGGATCGAGTGACTGAAGGCGTGCGACCTGTCCTTGGTCGTTTGAATTGCCTCGTGCGAAATAGTCGCCGGCGTCTGCGGCTCCGCTCTCGGTGGTGATAACACCGGACTGATACGAAGCGTATTTGATCGCCTGCACCTCGGCCTTGATCGCTTCTTGCAGATCGCGCGTTGCGTTTAACGCAGTAGCGAAAGCACTCCGCCCACGATATTCGTCAAGTCTCGCTGCGTCGAATAAGTGGATAAACTCTTTTGCAACAATATCAACAGGAGAAATATACTGGTTGTTGATAGTGCGCGTGAAAATAGTGTATGAAACGGGTCTTCCATAGTCGTCTACGTTGATACCTCCGATGTATTTATCCGTGTCCGTGCGGTCGTAAGGCGAGCCGATGCGGTCGGCTTCAACGCTTTGCAATTTTAAATCTTCTTTGTCGCGAACAATAATAAATCCACAATCGCCGTCGCGAAGCATTGCGGTAACAGCAAGCTGCAACAGCGTTGTAAAGTTATGACGGCCAAGAAAATCGCAGTCGTTGCACCATTTCTGCCAGTATCTTTCGATGGCTGTATCCGCTTCGCGGTTGCCGGTGCGGGCTTGGTATGCGATGCGGCCGGAGACATACGTTGCAAATTTTAAAAGCAGAGAACGGACAGGCGGAAAATTGTCTGCAAGATCGCGAGCGGCGCGGATGAGCGCGAAGCGTTCGCGAGTTCCTGCCGTGTCTTCACCGCCGCTAACTCCGCGACTGATGCCGCGCTTCTCGCTTGTCAATGCTGAATCAAAGCGCCCGAAATTGCGTAGCTTCGCTTGGTTGACCATGCGATCCAGCGCGGCCTTGGGAGAGACGAACGAAATGGCTTTTGTGAGTAGGTCTTGCGTCATGGTCTCTGTGTTGGGAAGGTCGGCGTGTAGCGTGATACCCTATTCCCGCTCGCGTTGTCAATAGCGGCTTGCAACTCTTTTATCGTCTGCGCGACCTCGGCAAGATTGGCGCGCGTGAATGAGCGCCCTGCGATGCTATACGACGCGCCGGCAACGGCTATTGCCTTGAGGCAAGCCGTAAAGTCGCCCTGCAATTCTTGCAGAGTTGCAAGCGGCAGGCCAAAAAATGATTTGTTCATCGCCATTCATTTGATGGCGATGTCAAAAAGATAACCCGCATTGGTGCGCTTCCATGGAGAGGCGTCGCGGGTGTTGTTACTTTTGCGGAAGTGTCAAAAGAAAATACTATGCCTTCGATGATATTTCGTTAGCGTCCCTCAATATTCCTTTTGCCAAGATATGAACACATTTATCATGCAGGCTAATACCTTTATTTGAACCATGCCAATAGACATATGGCGTCATCAAAACTTCGCCACAATTAAAACATTGGCTATCGATATGCATACTTTCACACTGCGCAAATTCTCCCCCATAACCCATTTCCTCAATAAGGATACGTTTATTCTCAGCGTCATCGGCGTCAACGGCTGGAGTAGTGACCCATTCTGGCGGCTTGCATTCAAACCATTTATCTGTTATTACACTCATATTTTATTCAACTTTGATTTTCCCCAATGCTTGGCGCGGGGATTGAACCCGCGCCAGTTGGGTTAGGAATTAATCCACTCTTCTAAAGTTTTTAGTGGCTCTCCGTTGCGGGTGATGTCTCCACCTTTTCCATCATTAGCACATTCAATGTAGATATTGTATCGATCAACAATCGTTCCGCTGTAACGCGTAACTGTGATCTGGGGTTGGAGTGTGCCGTCTTTGTTGATTCCTGTTTTCATTTTGTTTTTTCTTTTTTGGTTTTCTTCGTCGGGCTTCTTGCCTTTCGATGTTTTGAATATCTACGCTTTTTTAATTTTTGAAAAGAAAAAATTAAATTATTTTTCACCCTTGTCGGAGCCGCTTAAAACCTAGCTCTCCGCGCCTATCGGCAAGACGCCTGCCAGCATCGCGGATGCAAGCGCGATACATTCGCAGTCCCAAAGGTGGTTCGGACGTCCGCCGATGCGAACCCATCGTTGCTCGACCTGTTTGGTCTTGGAATTGGTCACGTCCTTCTTCATCTCCGACAACATTTGCTTTCGGTAGTCATCCGAAACATCCCTTGCAACTTCCCATTTCGGAACGGCGTCAGCCTGGCGAAGCGAAGCCAATTTATCTTTTATGCCTTCGTTCGAGAAAAAGAAATAAGCGCACTTCAGTCCATCGCTTCCGGCTTGCGCTCCTTCGATCTTGGAAACGAATCGGCGCGTCCTTCTCCCTCCGTCGATATGATAAAAGCCGTCCTGCCCCGATCCGTGCGAAGCTGTCCACCCACGTCGAGCACATTGCTCGTAGACCAACGGCGTATCGTAACCGGCATCCACTACAACGCATCTAGGGACAACGTCGAACTGCTGCTGGATGGCGTCGAGCGTTTCCCAAGTGAGTGGCCTTGATTCGTGCAAGAGCATCGAAGATCCGTCCACGCGGAAGGCGCGGACGACGCACCAGAAGTGATCGCGTTGTTTATCGACGCACATAAAGCGTCTGTGCTCGCCGTCGATCTTTTGTCCTTCCAGATATTCAGCCTTCGCATAGTCGCCGGTAGTGATCTCCGGTAGATCGCTTGTGACTTCGTCCTGCCAAGTCTGCGCCTTGCGCTTCTGAATAAATTGCTTTAACGGCTCCAGATTGCCGCTGCTCTTGGCTTCGTTGGCCTCGATCCACTCTTTCACTATCGAAAACCAAGGTATCCACCAGACGGCGTAAGCCGGATATTCAAAGCTCCTGTGCCCTCGCACCGGATGCGGGTTAAGTGCACGGTAACTTGCATTATTTGCAAGGTTTCGTCGAGTGCTGGCGTCGTCTTTGTATCGAGTTTCGCAGTGCTCGCATTTCATTCGCACCGAGTCCTGCACCTTGTCCCACAAGATGCCGCCCTTGTCGTCGCGTTCGGTCACATATTCGATCTGGTCGAATAGGTAACGCTGCCAGTTCCCGCATTGGGAACAAGTCCAGCCCCAGACTTCTCGCGTTCCGCTGTCCCATTCGGCGTCTGCCTCATGTCCTGCGTCCCATCCTTGCGAGACGAGAAGCGTCTTTCGGTTCCATCGGTCGTGGTGTCGCGCCTTCAACTCTTTTATCATGCCACCTTTCCATCTCCAAACCTCGTCACCGATGCAATAGCGCATCGACTTCTCTTGCAAGTTGGTCATGTTCGCGCCGCCTGCGAACAATACCATATGTGGGAAAAGTATAGTCGTTTTTCTGAGAGCGTGCCGGTCTTCTGGGAACAAGTCTTTGACCGGCTGGCATTCGTTGAAGATGGGAAGCAGGCGCGACTCCGTCCAATCTTTGACCATGTCATCCGTCTGCCCTACGAACAATGTCGGCCCAGGCTTTTGAGCCACGATGAAGCAAGCTAGCGTTTCCATCATGGTAGTCTTCCCGCCCCCAGTCGGAGCGCGGAGAAAGACCTGCGTCGTTTCGTCGTCGCTTGCGGCCAACAGCGGCGCATTCAACCACGGCGCAACCGAAGGATCGAAGCGCGAAGCGCGATCCGAGTTCGGAAAGCTGACGTGATCGCTTGCCCAATCAAGTATCGTGCCGTCAAAGGCGAGCTTTATGCCGTCGCGGATGCCTTGTGCGAGTGCGTTCATTTCATTCCGAAAATATGTTTGAGCGCGTCTACATTCGGAGACGCCGGTTGCTTAGAACTCGGCTCTTCTTCTCCGTCATACATGGCAATTTCCCATGTCGTCTCAAACATCTTTCGCAGCCCGGCAGCGGACAACGTCACGTTGCCTTCGCCGTCGAATGATGGATTTCGCTTGGCGTATATTTTCCAGAGTTCTTTTTTAGTCATAATTCCTGCACAGCTTGAACATTTTCTCGACGGCGTCGCGGACGTGCGGCCATTCCTCCGCGTCAAAGCGTAGCTTGCCGCCTTCCTGGCTGATCTCCAGAAATTCACCAGCGGCCTCGTCAACGATCTCGATCTCGGTGACGCTGTCATCAAATATCTGCTCGCCCTTTACTCCGACTATCATTTTTGTTGTGCGTGTTTCGTATGTCATAATTTATACCTTCTCAAGTTCGTTGCGGATCTCGGCCAAGATCGACTGCGTTCGCTCATGTAGTTTCTTTCGTAAGCTCGCTTCGTCGAGTCCGGCCAACGCGCCGCTGGCGTCGTTCACTAATGCCGCGAGCTTGGCGCTGAAGATCGCGCCGATGCGAATTCCGGCTTCGCGGACTACGGCGATCTCGACTAACTCACCTCGGTCTTGCTGAAGGCGGACGCGAATGCGTTCGCTTTCGAGCAGGGTCTTTTCAAGTCGAGCTTCATTCAGCGTAGCCGGTGCGGCCTTGCCCGACGCTTGCAAATATTCGTCGCGCCATTTTGTTGCGTCTTCAATGGACGAAGTCGGGCAGCCCATTTTGACCCATTTTGCAACGAACTTGAGAAGGTATAAAT